TGCTATGAGTTTAGTTAAAGATTCCTTTTCAGCAAAGGAAAAATTATGATTATGAATTGGTGGACAGGGGTAGTTGAAGATAGAGATGACCCAGAAAAATTAGGTAGATGTCGAGTTCGAATATTTGGTTGGCATACAGAAGATACTAAATTATTACCAACGAATGAATTGGCATGGGCTTTGCCTATGCAATCAGTAACATCTGCAGCTGCATCTGGTGTGGGGTCTACTCCTATTGGTATAGTGACAGGTTCTTGGGTAGTTGGATTTTTCTTAGATGGTGATGAAGGTCAACAACCTGTTATAATGGGTACTATTGCAGGTAAACCTTCCCCCAATACATTGGCATTAGAAAAACAACAGCAAGAAAACACATCACAAAATTATATAAAAGATCAAACAGGTAAACCTATATATGATCAACTAGGCAATGCGATTAATAGCAATACGGATATAATATCTGAACAGGATACGTTAAAACCTTTAAAGTCACAAGATTTAAAAGCAATATTTGCTGCATTGGGATCTGAATTATCTAATAATAATTATAACAAAATAGGCGATAACGGTGAAATAGGAAAATATCAATTCACGGCATCTATGTTAATTGATTTAGGATATGTGAAACGTCCAGCGGGCGGAATTATAACGAATACAATATTAGATAATTCTAGTATTTGGAACAATTTAAATGGTATAAAATCAAAGGCAGATTTTTTATCTAATACTGCAGAACAGGAAACAGCAATGTTTTCAAATACGCAAAATAACTATGACGTTTTAGTTCGCCTTGGGAAAATAAAAGAAACAGATGATTATAAAGTGGTGGGTGGGTTAATTGCTTCTGCTCACGTTATGGGAGCAAAAAATGCCGACAAATTAGATAAAAAAGATATAGCTGGGCAACGAGCAGAAAAATATTTTACACTAGGCAATAATACATTGGGTGGGGATGCAACAGAATTTATAAGACAATATCAGGAAGCGGGAAATTATCTACCACAAACATCTACACTAAATAATGAAGATCTTGCAAAAGTAAGCGGGTTTACTGATCCAAATAAAAAATATCCTAAATATGAATATACGGGATTATCTGATATAAACAAATTAGCGGTAAGTGATAGAACGCATTTATCATTTCAAATAAAAGAAAATAAAAGAATTGAGAAAATTCCGTTAGCTAGAACAGATCAAACTTGGGATGAACCCGAACCTGCATATAGTGCAGCATATCCGTATAATCAAGTAATTGAAACTGAGGCAGGTCACGTAATTGAAATAGATAGTACCCCTAATGCAGAAAGATTACAAATATTCCATAAGGCGGGCACTTATATTGAAATAGATGTCAATGGATCTATGGTAAGAAAAGTAGTGGGCGAAAACTATGAAGTAATGGATCGTAATAATTTTGTATATGTTAAAGGTGCTCAATGTTTGACAGTCGAAGGCAAAACAAGTATATTAGTTAAAGATAATGCACAAATAGAAGTTGAGGGTAATTTATCGGTGACAGGACATGGAGATGCATTAGTACAGGCAGCAGGTTCAATGGCGGTTGTTGCAGAATCTGCAATAGTAACTGCAAAGAATAGTTTAGATATTATTACTGAAGGTGCATTAAACCTACAAGGAAAGAGCGTAAGTATTCATGCAACAGGTGGCGATATAAACATTAAGTCTAGTAAAGATATGAATTTACAAACAGGCAGTTCAAATACATTGAGCCTTAAAGGTGGCATATCTATATTAATAGATGCACTATCTGTTAAAACTAAAATGGGTGCAAATACCATCAAAGCATTATTACTATCAATACTAACTCCCCCAGATAAAAAGACACCTAATACTACACCTATACCTGTACTACAAAGAAAAGCAGTTAACGACGATTCTTTCTTATTTGACGGCGGAGAATCTGGAGCAACGGCATATAGAAACAAAAGAGCAAAAGCTGGTGATATCTCCAATAATATAAATCTGCAACCAAATGCAAATGATTTAAATTCACTTAATAGTAAATCAATAGGATCAAGAAGTGTATCCCAGATAAATTGTGATATATGTAATCAATTTAATAATAGCTTCCCGAGATCATTTAAGTTATCTAGAAACTTTACATTGGGTAATGTATTAGTTGGAAAATACGGTGTTGCTTTACAAGCACAACGAGGATTACAAGAAAAAGATATTGTCTGCAACTTAATTCAATTAGCAGAAAATTGCCTTGAACCTATAAAGGCAAAATATCCCGACATGCAAATTAGTAGTGGATTTAGATTAGGATCTAATGCAAGTGATCATAACATAGGAGGTGCAGTTGATATAATTTTTCCAAATAGAAACATATCCGCAATTAAAGATATCGCAGCTTGGATAGTACAAAATGTTCCTCATCGTCAGTGTTTATTAGAGTATGAAACATATTCCGTAACTGATAAGATTAGAGTAGCATGGATACATGTGGCATTCTTATCAAGAAACGGATACCTAGTAGAATCTACTTTTGCCCCAGTACAAACCTTCGTAAATCACCAATCGGTCTATAGTAAATTGGTAAATCTAGCATAATAAATATCAATATGGCCTTATTAAAAGCAGTAAAACAGTATACAGATTTAGATCTATCTTTTAAAGTAAATCCTTTTACTAAAGATATCTATCTAAAAACCGACGAAGATGCGGTTAAAACTGCATTGAGAAATCTAATACAAACCAGAAATTTTGAACGACCGTTCCATCCTGAAATAGGAACACAAACACAGTCATTATTATTTGAGCCCTTTTCTCCAGCAGTTAGAGTTGCTATGAAAAGAACTATTGAGGATGCTATTAATACATACGAACCGAGAGTAAGATTAGTTGATTTGATTATAGCAGAATCCGCTGATACAAATAATTTAAGTATTACTATTGTATTTACATTAAAGAATTCCGATCGACCAATAACAATTACAACTTTACTAAGTAGAGTACGATAAATGGCAAACTACAGATTAGCAGAATTAGACTTTGATGATATTAAAGTCAACCTAAAAGAATTTCTAACAAATTATAGAGACAAAGATGGAAATCTAATCTTTAAAGATTATGATTTTGATGCATCCAGTTTATCTATACTTTTAGATATCTTATCATATAATACGCATTATAATTCTTACTATGCGAATATGGTTGCAAATGAAATGTTTTTAGATTCTGCTGTTAAAAGATCATCTGCAGTATCAATAGCAAAACATTTAGGATACACTCCTGTATCTTATAGAAGCGCTAAAGCAAAAGTTACATTCTCAATTAATGATCCAATTGGAACGCCTTCCACATTAACACTACCTAAATTTTCATCTTTTACCACAACAATAAACAATATATTATATACATTTACGAACCTAGATGCAGTAACAATCAAACCAGTAAACGGAGTTTATACTTTTACAGATATTGAAATTACAGAAGGCGCTCCTTTATCATATACTTATAGAGTAGATGTGTCAGGACCAGATGAAAAATATAAAATACCAAACCTAAATGTAGATACCACTACCATAAGAGTAACCGTACAGAATTCATATTCGGATCTAACAACGACGACATATACTCCCGCAGGAGGATTAGAAGCAATTAGCCCATTATCTAAAGTATATTACTTAGAACAAAATCCAACCGGATATTATGAAATATTTTTTGGCGATGACACTACGGGTAAAAAATTAACTTCTGGTAATCTCGTTAAAATAGAATATTTAGTAAGTAATGGTAGTGCGAGTAATGTTTCTAATAATATAGAGCAGGGGTTTTCTTTAGGTTCTACTGTAGGCGGAGTGCAACTAGCAAGTACTATTATTGCCACAACAAATCCTACGGGCGGAGATAATGGAGATACGTTATCTTCTATCAAATTTAAAGCACCTAGATTTTTATCATCATTTAATCGAGCAGTAACTGCAAATGATTATAAATCAATAATTGAAGCAAATTTTCCTTTGGTTGAATCTATTGCTGTGTGGGGCGGAGAAGATAATATTCCACCTAAATACGGTAAGGTTATTATATCACTAAAACCTTATGCAGGATACACAATTAATACCGAAATTAAAAATAAAATTAAAAACAACATCTTGCAAGATAAAAAGATGATGACAATTATACCAGAATTTGTTGATCCAAATTATTT